GCTTCTGCGCGGGGATGTTCATCATCGTCTGTTCGAATATGCAATTCAGTGGTGAGTTCGTTGAGTTTCGTAAACATACCAATGGACTTGACATGGAAGAACTGCTTCGCCTCACAAGAAATGGTTTTCGCGCCATAGGTGGTAAGATGGAAGACTTCGCTGATTGGCATAGTGATCTAAGGGACACAGAACTGACCTACAAAGAACAAAAGGTTCTGACCTACGATGCTATGGAAGCAGGCGTATTTCCTCCATCGAAGTTCAACAAGTTCCTCGAATGCCATCAAGAAGAACGTGTCTTACACGGGAACAATCTGTATTCGTTCTATGGAGGCGTAACGCGGTTGGTCAGAGACAGTTCGTTGTTCAACATCCAACAGACCACGCGAAGCTTGAATGTATTTGCTAATGACTATCAACGCCTTGCTGCATAGGAGGATCGTCTGATGTACCCAATGTCGTATGCTGAATCAGAGATAGAAAGAAGAATCGCAAAACTAGAACGTGATATACGCGACATCCAAAAGAGCATCAATGAACTTAGACAAGAACTTAAACTGTTAAGGAGGAAATACTATGAGCTTCATTCTTATTTATGGGAAACCAGGGACCGGCAAGACGACTCTGGCGAGTTCAATGACGAACCTCGGTCATAAGGTATTATTTTTAGACCTTGACCAGAAGGTAGAAAAGATGGTAAACTTAAAAAAGTTGCTTGAATCCGGTCAGATACAGGTTCAAACCATCTCTGCAAAACTCGCTGAGACAGATCTTAGGAAACGTATCTTGACTCCTAAAGCCGCTATCGTCAAGCAACCCAAAGGCTATCTTGAGTTCTGTGATATGATCAGTGCTCTTGAAAAGATGTCAGACGATCTCTGCTTCTCCGGCACACCTCACGAATGTTCGGTCTTAGTCATTGATTCACTCACCGCACTGTTAGAACACCTCGACCGTTTGATCAGTCATCTTCAGAAAAGAGAACACTGGACGTTCGATGAATGGGCAATCCTGTTGACCAACCTCGAAGATTTCTTCTACACAATGATGCGTCTTCAGAACTTGTTCAAGCACGTAATCATCATTGCCCACGAACAGACTGAAAAGGATGAAACCTCCGGTCGTGTTCTCGACATCCTACCGCAGATCAAAGGTTCCATGCGTTACAAAGCTGCGAAGTACTTCGAAGAGGTATACGTGACTTCGTGTGAGGTCAAATCTACTGGACCCGCGCAGTATTTTGTCACTACAAAACCCGTAGGCAAGCTTCATGCTCGTACAAGTCGTGAAATAGAAACCACCGTCAAAGCTGACTTCGCAGAGATCTTCAAGGAGGAAGCGATATGACTCAAACAGAAGTGACGGATAAGCTACGCCTATCGTACAGCAAGGTCAATACCATTCGTAGATGTGGTCAAGAGTACATCTGGAAGTACGAAGAGGGATTGATACCTAAGGAGAAATCCTACCCGCTAAAGCTTGGCGACATCGTTCACCATATATTACACATGCACGACCAGAAAGAGATTGATGTTGATTGGGTACAGGACTTTGAACAAGTCTTTGAGATGGTCAATGAACGGTATCCCGACGAAGAACCCGATGAGTTGTTGAAGCTCACCGAACAGTCGATCACTTTGTGTACTGGATATCTGTACGCACACAAGGATGATACCGTAACAATTATTCCCGGTGAGACAATGCTTGAGATCGAGTACGACGATTACATCTTGTTGGGAATCCCTGATGGATGGGCAAGGCCCGAAGATGGTAAGCTGTTCAGGCTTGAACGCAAGACATCGGCAAAGATAGATAACTACTACCTCAATGGGTTGAAAGGAGGGCTACAGGGAGCAATCTATGACCACATAACTGAAACGCTGTTCAAGGAACCGCTGCAAGGAACGATCTACGACATGCTAGTAAAGACGAAAGAGCCGAAGTTCCCCCGAACGTTCACCAAATGTGACCGCACTTCGATAAGCCTGATGAAACGATGCCTCGAAGGTGTGGTTAAGGACATCAAAGAGCGAAACTTGTACCCCGATCCGAACTCATGTTTCAGGTATAACTCTGAATGTCCTTATCGAGTGTTGTGTACGTTCGACTCACAAGCAGCGCGAGACAACTTCTTCACGAAGAGAAAGGAGGAAAATGGTAATCAGGTAAAGAAAGCTTAGGCGAAGCAAGCGAAGCAAGCGAACAAACCTACACAACAAAGGAGCAAGCTATGCAGATTGTAGTCCCTGAGGATCTTGGAAGTGATCTTCGAAAACTGGAAGGTATTGCGAAGGCGCAGATCGATGCGGTCATGCCCGGAAAGAGCAAGGCCGGTCATCCTAAGGCAACAGTGAAGTACATCATCACTGATGAAATGGATGGCATTGCTGATGGCGAAGCATCAACGATTGGCGAACCTGTACTGGAAACGTTCAGTCTCCAACCGCAAGCGTTGTGGAAGATCAACGGCTTGTACAAACAGGCTACTGGTGAGCGCATCCCGCAGGGTGACTTCGACCTCAACGGTTTCATGGAACTTCTCGAAGAAGCCCTTGTAGGCAAAGAGTTCTCACTTGTGCTTGAACTGGTGATCCCCGGTGACGGATCATCCACAGATGAGCGTACCGAAGTGACTGAGCGTACCTACATTGGTTAGCGAATAACTATTATACAAGAAAGGAATCACTACAATGGTTGACAAGAAGACTGCGAAGAAAAGCACCACTCCCAAGAGCAACGTCAAGATCCACACGATGAACAAGATGGAAAAGGCCATGCCTGAGAACCTCGGCAAAGGCGCAAAGTATGCGTTCTTGTCGTCGATGGCAATCGGTGAGTGCGTTTGCATTCCTCCCGGTGAAGTCAACGTTGACCATGAGATCCTGAAACGTGCCATTCTAGGCGCAGCCAGGAGGTTCAATGTCAAGGTTGTGACCGCTGTTGATGCCGATGGTTTCAACGTGTGGCGTAAAGAGTAGAGTTTGAATTGGTCCTTGTCGGGGTAGGGTGGTTCCCACTCAATCGGCCCTCCGTGAGCAGAGCCATCACCCCGGCAAGGGCCTTTTTTCGTCAACACATCCCTGAACACCCAGAAAGGAGATCCCTCAAAAATGGGCCAGTTCCATACGTCTGAGGGGTAAATCACATGAGCATACAATCTCGCTACATTAAGGATGAAGTGCATAAGTATATACCATACATTCAAAAACGTTTCCTGAACAAGATCGTAAGCGTTACTATAAGGATGCTTGCAGATGAATACCAACGATCACCTTATGAATTTGTAAGTTGGTTAGGGCGATATCAGGGCACAATCAACATCTTTGCCGATGACCGGAGAGCTTATGACACTTCCAGAAAAGACCGACGAGCAGATAAAAAAGATGAGGAAAGTATCGGGAAAGACTAAATGGGAAACTGTTGTAGATGCGGTTGATCAGATGTACAAACGCTTCCTTGCTGTTCAGGCGAACGCACAAAAGACAGCAAAGAAAGGATAACTATGAAACCTGGCGAGCAGGTTTGCATTGAGTGTGGGCTAAAGGATTGTACATACGTCAGACCGTACTTCACACCACACAAGCAGTATGACATGTTGTTCGTAGGTCAAGCTCCCGGCGATGTAGAAACGATCACCGGACAAGTCTTCAGCGGTCCTGCTGGTAAGATGGAATGGAGGATCATGAAGGAGGCCGGGATCGACAAACGAAAGGTAGACAGTACCAACACCGCAAAATGTGCTCCCCCACTAGACCGTAAACCCTCCCCAAAAGAAGTCGCTCTTTGTAGACATTTTCTCAAAGACGACATCCATCGTTCCGAACCTACCTTGATCATTGCCTTAGGTGATACAGCTTCAAAAGCACTTACAGGCAAAGGAAGCATTCAATCCATACGTGGAACAATGGACCCCCTCGACCCTTTCTTCGAATACGATTGCATGGTCTTGTACTCGTTACACCCAAGCTTCTGCATGCGTCAACGTCAATGGATACAGATTGCCATTCAGGATCACATGAAAGCAGTAAGGTACATGGCAACCGGAGAGGTCGAAGTAGCAGAGCACTGTGAGTTCATCACCGACTTTGATGAGTATCAATTACAACGCTACCTTGAAGAAGCATCGAAGCGAGTCACAGCAATCGACACCGAAACAACTGGATTGAATCCACGCAAAGATCGGGTAATCGGAGCTTCATTGTGCTATGAGAAAAATCGTGCAGTTGCGTTTGACCTGAATGACAACTCCCCACTTTGGGAACCTCTAAAGAGATGGTCGGAGGACAAGAATGCCCACAAAGTTATGCAGAACGCCCAATTCGATTGTGCAATGCTTGGCAACCATGATATCAACACTGAGGGACTTATCTTTGATACACGCCTCGCAGAACATCTTCTTACCAGCAACCTCCCTGCCAGTCTCGATTTCCTTAGATCAAAGTATACTTACGTTAAGCCTTACAAGCCAACCAAAGCAGAAATGAAAGTCATCTCTTCATGGTCTGCGGAACGCAGGAACGAATACGCTTGTAAGGATGCGTTGGTGACGTTCCTTGTCTACGAAGAACAAATGAACGACATGGACACCGGCAATCTAACAGTGATGGAAGAGATTGAGATCCCATTGGTGCATGCAATCAATGCAATGGAGAAAAAGGGAGTTCTTGTAGATCAACAGAAACTCGCTGTACTGAAGAAAGAACACCAACCTACAGTGGACCGATTCATTGAAGAGGTCTTCGATCCATTAGATTTGAATCCAAACAGTTCAAAGCAACTCAAAGAATTTTTTGGTGTCGCGTCAAGCAATGAAGAAACCCTTAAAAAGTGTATCAAACAGGACCATGAACAGAAAGAGGTAATGCAAGATGTGCTTGACTATCGGGCTGCGAAGAAGGTGCTCAGTGTGTACGTTGATGGTGTGTTGGACAGGTTGGAGGATGGTCGTATACACACTCATTTCAAAATTGGTGGTGCAGGAACGGGAAGGCTCTCCAGTGTTGACCCAAACTTACAGAATGTTCCGAAAAGTCTCAGAGCGATGTATGTACCCGACCACGGATTCGTTTTCGTTGATGCTGACTACTCACAACTCGAAGTTAGAGTCCTTGCTGTCGTGGCTCAAGTACCGTTGATGTTGAAGGAGATCGCAGGTGGTCTTAATGTACACCACGAGATGTGCAAGATCATCTTCGGCAAGAAATGGGAACGCTTGACCGACAAGCAACAGGTATGGACGAAGAACGTTGTGTTCGGTACTGCCTACGGCAGAGGCCCCACCGCTATCTCTCGTCAGTTCGGTTGCACGATTAAAGAAGCTACGCGCTGGCAAGAACTGTGTTTGCGAAAATACCCTGAGTTCACTACTTACCACAAGAACCAAGAAGCAACCTTCCGCAAGACGAACAAAGCATTCAACCCATTTGGTCGAGGACGTTTGATTACTTCGGTGACTCAAGCATATAACACTCCCATCCAATCAGCAGGAAGTGATGTGTGTTTGAAAGCAATCGTAGATCTGCACAAGGCAGGATTCGATCTTCGCCTCACCGTCCATGACTCGATCACACTCCAGGCTCCAGAAAAAGATAAGCACGATGTGGCTAAAGAGATGCAACGCATTATGGAACAACCTATCGCTGAACTGGATGGAATGTCTTTCCCTGTTAACGCCGCTATAGGCAACAACTGGTATGACTTGGAAGAGATCAACTAATGAAAGGACCGATGTTTGATGCAGTCACAGACTTCCTGCCTCAAGAGGGTTGGTTAGGTGACTACTTAAACTTCACCAACAACCTAGAGGCATGTCCACGGTTCAAGTTTTTCTCAGCCGTTTGTGCGTTAGGTGCAGCAGTAAACAATCGAGTGTGGTTGCAACGAGGAAGTACAGGCTTGTTGCCACCCCTGATGCCCAATCTATGGGTAACATTACTCGCACCTCCGTACCGTGGACACAAAACATCAACAATCAACATGGCAGTAAACTGCCTAGTAGAAGCATTTCCCGAAGCAAGAATCCTAGCCGATAAACTTACACCGGAGGCTATCGTTCATGCATTGGCTGCTCCTATTACTCCAAAGGAAACAGTTAGAGTTGGTCCTAGAGATGCCACTGGACTTATCAAAGCCCCTGAGATGTCTGTTCTGTTTGGTAAGCAACAGTACAATACAGGCATGGTCAGCCTTATTACAGACCTCTATGATTACAGGGAGGAATGGCGTAGTGAAACTATTGGAAGAGGAAAGGAGATACTAAGACGCAATTGTTTGTCAATCATCGCAGGTAGCACTCCAAAGTGGCTTCAATCAATGATCCCGCAAGACGCATTCACAGGTGGCTTCATGCGTAGGTTCATCTTGGTAGAGATGCCTATCACCTACAACGTTCGCAACGCCGACCCTACGAAACCGGGAGGTTCGTCATGGGACAAGCTTGTAGAGTCGATGGGTGAGCTTCGTGTTCTTGATGGTCAGATGGAATGGACTGACGAGAGCAAGGAGCACTACCGCCTGTACTATGAATCATTCACACCCACCGGAGATGAACAGTACGATGCATACGTGGAAGCTGAATGTGAACAAGCCCTCAAACTCGCTATGGCTCTTGAGTTGAACAAACAGAGCATGATTCTCCATACTGATACAATTCAACAGGCACAGAACATCCTACGTGCCATCCTGCCAGAAACGCGATCTAGGATTAAGTCATTGACTACGCATCCACGGATGCACTTGATCCAAGAGATGAAAGAACTCTTTGACCATTACGAAGAGTTGCCCGAAAGCGTTTTGATGAACATGGTCTACAGAAGTCTTTCACAAGGCGAACGCCAATTCTACGAAGCGTTGAGTGTCATGAAAAAAGCAGGACTCATCATCCCTGTAATGCATCCTGAACGAAAAGAGTACGTCTATCATCGGAGAGACAAGAAGAAAAAGAAAGAAGAAGTTTGCAGAATCCCACGATGCTTAACACAAGGAGGTTCTCCGCACAATCTAACACAAAAATGCATCGATGAAGAAGCAGAGCGAAAACTTTGGGAGAAAAAAGAATGATCTACTGGAAAGACGTTCGCACCGCATTACGCAAGCACTGTCCACCAGAAGCAGTCGAATGGCAACTCAAAGAGATGGTAGAATACCTAAACAAACAAGAAGGACTGAGTATGCAAGCCATATCCAAATTAACAGAAGGAAGATGTGGACGAACATCGCTATGCTTAAAGATGAGACAGCAAGAAAATGCGAAGGCTTAATCCTCGTAAATGCCTCGCGCAACTTCTCGAAACTCTTCGATGATCTTTTGTCGTTCTTCGGGGTTCTTGACATTACGGAGTTCTCTTGTTAGTTGGGATGTGGCTTCGCGTTGGTGGATCTGTTGCATGATGTATTTCTTGTAAGCAAGCTTCTGAGGCTCAATGGGTTGCATCTTCAATCCCATACTGCTCAACATCGCTTGTGTGGTTGTAGGTGCACCCTGTTCCTCATTGATCACCTTCTCCCAAAGCTTCCAGTCAACACCAGCCATAGGAGTTACCGCTGGCATCAGTTGCTCTAGCGTGTAGCTCAACGTCTTCGACATCTTCGTTTTTGCCGGTTCCCAATCAAAGTACAACGGTGCTCCACTTGACTTCGTTTGAGATGACCATGCAGCAGCAAGAGAGATGAATGGGTTGTGCAGTTGCAAACCACCCGCACTTGTCACATTGAGCAATCGTCCTAACTCAAAGATGTCACCGATCCCCGGCATCAAGAAGGTAGCATTGAACACTTGCAGTCTGTCTTGAGCATCCCGCCAAGGCATCAAGATCCTAGCCCCGCTTCGCATCCACTCAGGCATCTTACCTTTGATGTGGTCCCACTCTTCGTCATCCATACCTACTTGATCGATGGCGTAGTCTTGCATTGCCATGCCAAACATTATCCACTTGCCAAAGCGCAAAGGATGCTTAACCGCTGTCTCTACAGTCAACGGAAGGATCTTTGTGTACCATGTAGCGAAAGGCATCGGTCCCGCAATGCTCGACCTAAGAAACCCTGCTGCAACTGAAGCTTCACCATAATTTAAGAGGTGCTTGTTTGAGTCTATGATAGCATCCATGTGACTGAAGCCACGTTCTTTTGTACTGTGCAGATACTTCGCGTACTTGAAAAAGTTTTCTTCCGCATTCTGTAGCTTTGCAGGGTAGTGTGTAACCTTCCTAAACATCTTCCATGCCATGTCCAACGTGTTCTCTGACCCTTGGGCAATCGTACTCAAGTGGGTAAGCTCATCCTGCACGAACGATCCTGCCCCGCCATTGTCATGCATGAACTTTTTCCACGTTGGATTGCCATCTCGCATGTGCTTGATTGCTTCGTGATAAACATCCATCCGGTAAATCGGAAACCCCCCATTGTCAGCAAGGATCGCATTGGAGATCATGTTACGTCCATGATATGCAGGACGAAGGATGGTCTTACCACTCTTCCACATTGACATAAGCTTACCACCGAAAGCGTTGGCAACACGGTGGAGATATTCCATGTCGTTGAATTGCAACTCAACATCACGGGGAACCCACATCTTGTGACCACTACCATCAAGGAAATGCTTACTTGCAACATACCCCTCTTTTTGATACCCACTCCGCACAACCATACCTGAGGTGCTTCGAAGGTCTTGTTTCAAGAATGCCATCTGTGCTTCACGGGCAGCTTTGTACACTTCACGCGGAAGCTTTGCCGGGAGTGTCATCAAGTCTTTTGCAAACTCTCGCATCTCAGGTGATGCAAGTCCCTCATCCATTACATCAAGGATTGCTTTCTTGCCCTGCCTAGTGAACTTACCATCCATGAACGAACTCAGGGAAGGATCAAAGAACGTGAGCAACGCATCGGTTTCTGTTTCCATATCTTGTCGCAACTGCTTACCAATGGCACGACGAAATTCTTTCTCGTACAGTGGGTCGAGGCCAGCATCAATGATACGCTTATCAAAGTTGGCAACAACATCCCGTACCTTATCGGGCACACTGTACATGTTCAGCCTACCGGGATTGCGAAGTGCTCGTAACGTTTCAATACGTTCTTTGAAAGTCAACCCCGATGCTTTCAAGTCCTTGTCAAAGTCAGCCAAGTTATGCGTAATGCGGCGTTTCATCACCTCTGTTTTTCTAAACATCGCCTGTGTCTCTGGATCAACAGTCCTACCAACACGTTCAATAGCAGGTTGCATCATTTCTACAAATGACCTTCGTTCTGTACCTCCACTGAACTTCATCGGTGTGGGGATTTTGTCCATCAAGTCTACAGTGAAATTGATCGCCTTGTCTGCAACAGGTTCCCATACTTCCTGAACCTTACCAAAGGTATTTCGATTAACGTAATCAACACCCTTCAACACCTTACCAGATACACCACCAATGAGCTTGATGCCTTGACCCATCGGCAATGACCAAGCAACGTTCTCTGCAAACTGTGTCATGTCCTTTGCAAGTCCTGGCTCCATATCACCCGTAATCATCTCTGTTATAGTAGGTTCTGGTTTTCCTGAGACACGCTCATAGACTTCTCTTGCACCGGCATAGACCCCTGCTGTTACGCCGAGCGTTGCCCATGCAGGAAGCGTGACCCCGGCTGCTGCTGCACTACCAGCAACCAACGCACCAGCACCAATAAAAGTCGCTGCATCTATTGCAGTCTCACGAAGGATATATCCCCAACTTTCATCTTCACCATAATCAGCCTTCGGTGTATCAGTAGGCAACGTGGGCATCTGATGACCCAATGATTCCATACGATGTCGAATCAATTGATGTTGGTCGGTAGGCAAAGGCTCAAGAGCTTCCCGAAGTTCCATATCTGATGGATTCAACGGATGATAACCTTCCATTGGTTGAGTCTGTTCGAACTTTGCCTTTCGGGTATTGAACTCACCCATAACCTTATCGACATATGCAGGAACGTCATACCTAGCACCATACTTATTAGTACCACGCTTGTTTTCCCAACCCGTAGGACTACCACTGTTCCATGTTGCAGCAATCTGTTCAGGTGTATATCCTTTCTTTTCCCACTCTTCAAACTTTGCTATCGCTACACGATCTTGGTTCTCTGGTGTAGGCTCCATCGGTTGACCTTTGTTCAATCGTGCAGACCAATCAGCCCATACATTTGACTGGATTTGATATGCTCCATACTCATCACTTTTACCTTGTGCTTCATAATTACCACCACTTTCAACCTGACGAATGGACTCTGCTAAAAGTCGTGCATTGGACATTACTTTATCTCCCCATCAACAGCACCTTCCATCACGTTTTCCCACATCTGTTCTAGTTGTCCTCTTGCTGATACTTCATGGTCAGGCGGCTTCTTTACAGGACGTTGTTTTTCTCCGACATTACGCTTCACAGTCTTACCAAAGGTATCGGGGTTTTCTTTCCACCGCTGAAACATCAGCATGTAGTAATTGTATCCTGCACGGGGTTTGTCCATGAGATCTTTCTTTAGAACTGTAACTGTATTGCCCTTGGCATCCTTCCCGGCAAGGATCTTTTTGGGTGCTTGGTTCTCGAGCATTCTGTTCCAAAACCTTGCACCGGCAGAACGTGCTCCCATGTAACTCCATGCTGCTTTTGCTTGTTCTTTCCACAAAGTCATCTCAGCTAAAGGAATTGTTTCAACATAGTTTCCGTATCCAACCTCAGTTTTAACAGGAACATGCTTCTCTTTTACCAACTGTTTACGTTGACCAAAATATGGAATGGTTGGGCCGATAACAGGGCTATTGGGATCTGTTGCCCAATCCTTACCGTATGATCCAACAGGCGCATCTTCGATGACTGTGCCATGCTGCGACTTTGTAGATGGACGATATCTGTCTATACCTTCTTTTTGTGAATCATAGAACTCCTTACGTGCTACATCAATATCGGCTGTACCACGTATTGGAGCATTCATTTCAGGAATATACTTTCCTGCTGCGTTCATCTTCTCTACAGCAAAACGCTCTCCTTGCATTTCAGTAGTAACAGGTCGTGGATGTGTAGAAAGTTTTCCTTTGACATTCGTGACAGGTGGCTCAAAGTTCTCCATGATCGTTCCAGCAACGTTGGGGTCCATCCTTCCTTGACGATCTACAAGTCGATCACCAAGATTCACCAACTGCTGCTTTCTCTTGTTTGGGTCTTCTGAAACCTTGAGCACTTGCCGCTTAACAGCTTCTCGTACCTGTGGCTCTGTCCACTCAACTTTGGGTTTGACTTTGACAACCATGCCATACTTAGCAAGTCTCTTTGCTCCATGCTTGACAACTTTAAACATTATCTCCCCCTCTGCTTCTTCTCTCTTTCGTCTGCATCTTTATATCGCTTTCCGAGCCACGAGCTTGCGTCTTCAGCCATTCGTTCTGTATCTACGTTGATATATCCTGCATCCGGTTTGTGTGAAGAACTTTCTTTGTACTGATCTATGATTCCTGCTGCTTGGTCAGACTGATCTTCTACAGCTAATGGATTATCAGGTCGCGCTGATGTACCGGGATGTGCTACAGGCTCACCGTACTGATCTTCTTGGATGGTAGAAGTGCCCTGTCCATAGATCCTGCTGATAATGCTGTTGAGCGTGAATGCATCCAGCCCATAGCTTTTAAGATACGAAGCTGTTTCGTTGGCGGGATATGCTAATGCGCCACACATGTAGGCGAAGTTCGTAGCAGTTACCTCATCGACACTTCCCGACGAGCGAATCAAACCATCCATTCGACGAACCATGTCCTTCATTGCAAAGTGGTCTTGCTGTAGCTTGTCACTAAGCCCCTTTCCCTTCCTCTGTGACTCAAAGAGCTTTCCAGAATGGCTCTGTACTTGTGGGGTCAAATCACTGAACCATTTGTTGATTGCAGCATGTGCTCCAGGGGCTTCACCAAACTCATTCTTAGAGCCATCGATGTATCTCTGTACTACCGCCTCACCTCGAATCTGTCGGTTAAGCCAATCTTGCAAATTCGAAGGTTGGTTCCATGCATAGATCTTCATGGTGTCACTGTATTCACTTGTGAAGTTATGATCCAATTGCATTCGTGCAGTTCGTGTTCTTGGATCACCTCCTGCTCGTAATACCTCCAACTCTTTATCGAGGACAAGCTTTTCTTTTTCAATAAGAGCCAGCCGTTCTCTTGAATGGTCTATCTCTAGATTGGTCTTTGTTCTGAGTGCTCCAAGCTGTGCAATGTGCAGGTCTTGTGCTGTTTGAACACGCTTTTCATTCCATGCTTGCTGACTTGCCATCAAATCCATTTCTTCAGGACTTGGATCACGCAACCCTCGCTGTCTACCGTACAGGTTATCAGCAGATTGACCACCCATTGCATAAAGACTTTCAGGAGACAGCCCACCGACTTCGGCACGTTGCATCCGTGCAGGAACCATTCCACGTTCTTGTTCCTGTCCTGTCTTCGGGTCCATTGGTTGCGGTCCATCTGCTCCTGTAGATGACCTATCATCTACCTGCATAGGAACACCAAGGCTACCCATAAACTTTGTCATCTTCGGATCAAACTTGACCTGTTCTTTTTCTTCAGGAGTCATCATCTGATACATCTGTGCAGCCCGAAGAGCGGCTTCTTGTTTCTGCGCGGGTGATAGCATGCCAAGATAGTTGAGCAACGGTTCCATCTCTATTTTGCCGTGTGCCTGAACCTTTTTGGAATCATACTTTCCCAATCCATACTGACCAGGAATAACTACAGGTCTAGATGGAGTGGGAGCTTGCTTTGGTCTGTTCTGTGCAACCATTGTTGCCAGAGCCAACATCGGATCACTAGGCATGTTACTCTCCTTTAGCCAGATAAAATACCCATGCTTACATTCGAACCTTCCGACTCACCTTCAGTTCCAACAACATTTGGTTGTAGACCCAAGATCTGGAACATCATCTGCGTGTACGGGTTGTTGGAATCCTGTTCCATCATCCATTGTTGCAACTCGCCCAACATTTTTTCGTTCTCAATCGTTCGACTATATCCTGCCCTATCTGCTGCCATCTGCTCTGCAAACTGAGCACCCATGAGATCGCTTTGATTAAGAATCCCTGCCATCTGCGGGGCAATAGTTGCTTCGCGTTCTGCTGCCGACTCCAACGCACCTCTTCGGGCAATCTCATCTTGGTACATGATGTCGGCACGTTTACCTGCAAGATCCCGTGCTAGGTTGGATGCAAGTTCTGTTTGTGCGTTTGTCCTTGCGGAACTGTAGTAGTTTGAATCCCCAAACATCTCACGGATCAATGGTTCATGGGTGTCCCTGAACTCATGCATCATAGGATCTCTGATTGTGCTGTTAAAGTACTCCGCAGACACTTCAGGATTCAACTCGTAAGCGGCATCACCAGCCCTTTTCCATGATGCTTCTCCAAGTGTTCTAGTACGAGCGATGTTATCCGCAAGACCCATATTATTTCCTTGAAGATACTTTGACTCAAGGTCTGTTTGTGGGACATACATCTGACCGGGATACTTCGGTGTACCTCGATTGAATCCCTGATTGATTGCCTTGTATAAAAGGTCAAAGGTTTTTTCTTGTCCCTCATTCCAGACAGGAACTTTCTTTAGTCTTTGCTCCGACCTTTCTTCACCACCACCAACCGAGATGCATTGTGCCAATGGCCCGTTGTACTCGAAGCTTTCTTCTTCCAAGACTTCGTTTGTCTCAATGTCAATGACAACATTAGTGTAGATCTGCATTGAGTTTTACCTCCAAGACCCTGCTTTGTGAGACAACCAACTTTCCATCGACCTTACTTGTAAAAATATCAGGCTTGTCTGAGATGCTAACAGCATGTGTCGCACCAAACTGTCGAGCAATCTCACGTATTGCATTGCAGATGTGTTCAAGAATGTGTACTCCATCAATCTCTCTGAACTCCGGTTGCACAGTTCCACGAATCATGAACATCAAGTTCTCAAGTGGATCAAGGATTCCCCAAACAAAGGCAATCATGTCTAATTGTCCGTCATCGAAGAGTGCAAAATTCCAGTATGAAGGATTTAGGTCTAGATACTCACAGGAATCAATGTACTCTTCGTAAGTAAAATTACAGCTATTCAACTGGTCGATCAACTCTTTGGGTACTGTGTCAAACGGAACGTTCATTAGACAGTTCATGATGTCACCAATATCTTACTTCGTTTACGCAGGACGTACCAAGGCTCGATCCATTTGATATCCAACGATTCAGCATCACATTCAATTCTAAAACGAATCTTCTGTGATGTAATATTTAGCAACCAACTGAACTCGGTGAACTGTGTAACGACTCCAAACTCATGAGCATTTGACCATGTTGCTCCTCCATCAATCGAATAGCTTACTCTAAAAGGACCGTACTTTGCTTGTATTCTAAACTCAACCCAACGCACCGCATGTTCAAAAATAAAATCTTTTGTTTCATACATCATATGGTCTGTTGAAGTAGTAAGCCGATCATCTTCATAAATATATCCATTACTATCACCAATCAGTGTTGTAGGAGCACCAGGAGCAAGGTTTCTTGACAACCAAACCCAATCAAGTTCATCCCAATCATCAGTAAGCTCATTCCACAATGTTGTTCCTGTACCTTCAGTACCCCAATATCCAATAGCAGTCATCTCACGTTCAACAGTTGTCCAAGCATCATAATCATAATCATACTTATAGACTAGATCTGGAACAGTTCCAAATTTCTGTGTAAGGCACATCATAAATAATTTCAACTCTTCAATATAAGCAGCAGGAAATCTTGGAGCCATACTTGCATTTACTCGGCGTTCCAATGCTTCATATAGATAAGAATAGATCTGACCGCCCATAGGCTTAAGGCTGAATCCATCAAACGTATAAACATTATCACTTCCATAAAAGATCATTTCTTCATCCAATGAAATAACCCCATGCGGAGAATAGCTACCTACACCGTCTACTTTCAAAGCGGGAGTAAAGATAGAATCACCGCCAACGTATTCAAGTTCCCAGATTGAACGTTCTTTCACTATAAACAATCGGTCTTTCATAATTACAAAAGCAGTAATCCAGTCTGTTGTATCATATAAATCTACATAACCTGATCCAGTACTATTTGCATCATTAGGATTACCTAAAACAGACCATCTGACTCGCCGGGGATGAGCCTTTCCACTTTCTGTTCCACCACCACATATTAACCGATTCTTAAAATGTATAATTTGCCTTGGACGTATGATCCCTTCAATTGGATGCCCTTCCCATCCTGAAAGTTCTGCTAGGTTAGCTGCACCTGTCCAATAATACACAGGATCAACACCATTAGTTATGACATAAACTTCTGTCCCTGCCACGTTAACAGTAATTGTTGCACTATATGGATTATCCAACGTAGATGTAAATGATGTATTTGCAGGCATTCGAGAAGTATATTCTTCATCATCGGAATCGTAAGAGTAAAAGGTATTAGCTGTTACAAATACTGCATGAGAAGTACCGTTTGCCATAGGAAACGAATCAATCAACATAACTTCTGAATCCAACGGTAATCCATTTGCTCCACTAGCACTAAACTGTTTCCAACCCAACTCTTTTCTAATCATTGACTTATGCAAACGAATATTACGAAGATTTGGACTAGTCCTATCCATTAAAAAGATTGGATCAATAGAAACATCTAAACCACCTGTCAATTGAGTCATTGGGTAAGGTTGTTTTCTCATGCATATTTCCTCAAAGTTAAGGATGTTATGTATGCTCTATAACCACTAGAACTTGCATGTTTACCTACTACCTGAAGCCTAACTTGCTGTGCTCCAGCTGAAATACTAATTCCTGTGTTAGCAAGATCTTCATTCCACATCCCAGTAGAATGATACATATCCCAAGAAGCCTTCTCGACACCTCCTATATAAAGCTTCAAAATCCCACTATTTGCTGTTGTCCGTCCAAGGAAACGTGCTTCATATGTACCGTTTGCAAAAAACGCATTAGCAATCACATTATTATTATTGGCTGCTGTATAGTTTGTTTTGTACATATTGATAAATTGGTAAGAGTTCTGTACATTTACCCAAGTTCCGTTGTTGGCATTAAACTCCCATCCCATTATAGTTATATCTGTACTAAACTCCTGAGGAGTTTCCCAAGTAGGTATAGCATTTGCCCCACCACTTGTAAGTACTTTTCCAGAAGAACCAAATGCTAAACCAGTAACATCACCTATACCGTTACTATAAAACATTCTCCAATTTGTTTCATTAAAATGGTGAGCCATCATAAGATGTGTCCAAGCAGGAGTTGCATTGACTCCTGAACTCATTAAAACTTTATAAACAGTACCATGCGGTAATTCTGTTACATTACCAGCGGCATTTGAATAGAACATTCTATGTGCAGTTTGATCAACAAATTCAGTAAGATTACTGTATCCTCCTCCTCCTCCTGCTGGTTCAGTCCAATTCCCATCTCCATCTAAGTACTCACTTCCATTTCCTGATAACTGTGGACATAACCCATGCTTAGATACATTTGAGTCCACCCGTTCGATCCACGCTCCATTACCAGCTAAAAAATCATTCGCATCACCACTTAACTTAGGACACAACCCATGATTAGCAGCATTTGCATCTAAATAACTAACATATATTGTTTTTCCGTGAGCATCGAGAGGAATGTTAGCATTATTAAGATTTGCCGATAAGATATTATCTGTTATATCTAAATCAATTTCAGCGGTATTACTAACATCTGCCACACATTGGCGAAGATCATCATGAACATTCGCTGCATGAAGAGAGATTACATCAAGCATCGAACGTCGCCATTTAATCAAGCGTTGAAAATCATCCTTCTCACTCTCAACAGGAATGGAAGGCAATAACGGAGTTCTTTGTGTTTTCCAGTCAACCATTTTATGATCCTATCGGGAACCAGTACATTGCAGCACCACCATTACCCACAACTCTCCATGTTGATCCTTTTGGTACAGGGATAGTAAGTGTAACATGTGAATTAGCCGTTGTAAGTGGTCCTCCACCCATTGCTCTAACAGCACCATCAAGATAAACAGAAAGTGTTTTTGCCGCAACAAGATATTCTCTAGTTACAAGAATTCCATCTGTAGTTGTTTCATTATTAGCTCCTTCTGTATACCCTGAAAATTCTGGCGTACCAAGAATTACCCCAAGACCATTAGCATGGGCAGTAGCAGCATCATTGGCTTCATGGGGGGCAAGGTTTGCCACATTAGATCCTGCAATAGTAATATCAGTATCAACACTAAGATTTGCTGTAAGTGTTTGATTAGCTTTATCAAGCTTCAAATATTGAGGGTGATCATCAATATCCCCTGATAAATTACCAAGTTCATTATGATAAATGGATAAGTTTGCGAATGAGTCATCATTAGCTCTTTGAAAAACATGAAGTTCATCATTGTATGCTAATGCACCATTTGATGGACTTGAAAGAGCATCTATGTCTGTTTGATTTCCGGCATAACAGACTGCTGCAACCCCTGCCTTGAGCAAAGGTGCAGATTCATCCTCCCAATTCATTTCAAGATTACAACGGTTTGCAATTGCTACCTTTAAAATCCGTATTTCATTTGCACCATTGTTTGCCGCATCAGTATCTTGTGGAAGTGAGTTAAATGTAGCATTCCATGTAACCATGACTTACTCCTTATGGTTGGTGTTTAACCCAAGGGTTATTCCAATACTCTCCCGGCGGTCCGGGGTTTGTGGCTACGAACGGTTCAGCTACATACCGAACATCGGGGCGTGTCTTTTCTTCGTTGACAGAGATACCAAGCAAGTACTGTGCTCTTTGCAACCAATTGGAATTTCCACCTTCAAGTGATGCAAGAGCCATTTCAGTACTCAATGACACAATCACATAATCGATGTTCTCGTATTCGGTCTGATCACTGTCATCTTCAAGCACAGAGGGCCATTGACTGTGTTGAATATAGAGATCGTATGCATCATCAGGAATGCGGTACAACTCGACGTACTTTCCACGTACTGTGTACCACTTCGACTTTCCTTCTCCGGTCTGTTCTGTGTAAGGAACTTCTTCATCAAGCTTCCTGAATGGAATGTAGATGAGCTTGCGAGATTCATCTTCACTCATCAGCCTGATCGAATAAATATCTTTGCATCGAGTCAAACCAAAGTCATTGTCGATGTGGTAGCTTTTCGTGCCATCAACGGTATCTGCGCTAGTCTTATCCAACGTCATCAACTCATCGAAGTCTTTGACACAAGCAATTACATATAGCGCATCGTTGATAGCTTCTTTTGTAGCTAACAGAATTGTTCCATCAACACGGGGTTGTAGATTTATCATAACTCTACGGATAAATTCTTCGTATGAAGTGTTCGCCATCACTTACCTCCTGCAAGTGTACCGGAAAGTTTTGCTTCAAGAGAAGCAGGAATACCTTGCATTACCTCTTGCATCTTTGTTCGTTGTATTAATGGCATACCAAGAATTTCACTCATCTTTGTCCATACATCAACTGTTTCCCCCTCTTCAAACATAGCAAATGCAAGTGCAGAAGCTAATGAAACAATAAAGCCATCTTGCCCAACAAATGGAAGATCATCTTCATCATCATCTAGATCATCAGGAAGCTGTAACCAAAAAACTCGAAGGGCAATGTTTGAACCAGCTATAGCATTTATAACAATAAATTTTCCAAACATTGTGTAATATTCTGGATCTGATGTAACCCAAGGAACAAGAGTTCTAAATGATTCATAAGGAATAAAATGGAGATCTTTACCAACAGACAATACTGGAACAACACTTTGTATATCAATAAAATTATAGTCAAATTCCACAAGAGTTTTTCCTGCAAGTACTGTTACATCATCAGAAGTTGCTAACTCCTTCGGTTTAAACAAAATGGCTGCTGCCTGAATTGCCCAATTAATTGCTGCCGGGACAACTAACAATGCAGCAGGATCAGTTGTATCTCTAGCAAGTCCTGTATGAACAAGAGTTTTTATGCTCCCGAAAGTAGTCATTACATTCCCCTTCGTGATTGTTCAAAAGCTTGCTCTACTTCAATTGCTCTCCGCTCAAGTCCAAATGTTTTCATTTCGTTGTAATCACATCCTGCTTTAATCCATTGTCCAATATACATAAAAATAAATTTAGCTCCATAAAAACTTCGCTGTGCTCCATGAGTAAGTTCATGGCAAATCTTCTTTGCTTGATATTCTAATGGATAATCAGTAATACGAGGGTTAAAAACAATCTTACTTCTTGTCAAGGATATACCTAACTTCCAAAATTTCTTATTCAGTCGGAAAGTAGTAATGTCATATAGCATTATAAGTTCTATACCGTGAACAGAAAGATCAGCCCGTTCAATAAGGCTTCTAACATGTTTATCAGGAGTCCATTCCGTACCAAAGGTCATTTAGTGCAACTCCTTCATTTCAACTTTTAATTCTTCAACATCAGATTGAACTTCATGAAGTGTGCCTTGCAAACCGCGTATTTCAACAAGGACATTATTTTGTTTTCCTGCTATTTCATTTATAGTTGTCTGTTGTTTCTTATCTCGAACAATAGATCCTTCCACCGATGTTGCATTCATATGCACTGAATATCCAAACAGACTTAAAAATCCTGTGCTAGTCAATCCGAGAAGCCAAAATATTGTTCTTGCTTTGATGAATTTATCCATGATGGTTTGCATCCTCACAAGTTCAGCATGAAAGTTTTTCTTCACTCTTTGGATCTCTCCATGTGTATCTTTAATATTGTCACATTGATTTTCATGCATCCAACATTGTACATGGATGGGATCTTTTTCATCAGCCATAGACCCTTTCCTTACACCTCTCCTGAATTAAATTGTTCCATATTCACCTGTAATTTGCAGATTACCATGCGTATTAGCGGCATCACTAATAAATCTAAAAGATGCAATACTTGCTGGATGCCCAATCACAAGCGATTCATTAGCAGTTAGAAGATGTCCTAATGTTCCTTGTGTTGGAATAATTCCTCCAAAAGCATAACGGATAGTATTATCTTCGACAGTAATCACAACACGAACAGCACTCCTAGAAGCATTAGTAAGCACTGCTGCTGGTAAGGCTTGATTCGCATTGGTCGAAGCAACCTTTGTAGGTCCATATGACTGACCACCCATAGCAAGAGTTAGTGTTCTAGACATTTACATGTCCTCCATATTTTTCTTTATACTCTTCGAAGATTGATGTATTGGGTAATTTCACACTACAGCCATAGTGAGGTCGGACAAACTTCTTTTCATTTACTGAAAGTGAAATGTTGTATTTAGCTGCAATTTGACTGCGAAATACAAAATCTTTGTATGCTGCCATCGGTTGTTTTTCAAGTTCTTCTTGTGTAACTAGGCTTAGATCATGTATGACATAATCGCCTCGCTTGATCTTTAACGAAACATCCTTCAATCGCTCATAGTTTTCAGGAGAAATATCATCAATTCCTTCAACACTTCTTCTTCGCTTTAAAGGAGCACACACTCCACACTGAGGACAAAACTCTTCAATCTGCGCGGTGTAATCCTTCGGTGTTTTCCACCACCATCCCGGTTCCACTTTCCAGCCATTACTACCATCAAACAGAGTAGATAAGGAAGCAGCAATTTCACAAAAGAATGCTCCCTTGTGAGTAATGGATGCTGACCATGCATTTTGCAACCAGCATTTATCAGCGACATAAAAGATTCTTCGTAAGTCTTTAAAAATCTCTTTACTAGATACAAGAATTGGAGCATGAAAAATATCACTTCGAGTATGGTCATTGATAAAGATGTGATCAAAGGTTTGGCAAATTAGTTCTGCATAATCCTCATGACCTTTTGGTAAGGCTGTCCAAAGACCTAACTGTTCCTTGGGAATTTTAGTTTGTGCATACTCACAGAACTCTTTGAACTTAGGATGCAATAGCGGTTCACCACCCATAAATCCAACCATTTGAGGATAGCCATTCATTGAATCTACAGCATTCTTAAAATCTTCTTCGCTTAAATACCAAGGCTTTTTATGACCACAAAACCTTGTACAATTGCTACAACTCATTCTACATGCATCAGTAAGCTCGATTTGGATGGTGTCCATGTCGCATAGTGATTTCATCACTGTACTCCTTCGCGTAGGGGTGTGTAATAAACAATCGCCGTTCCTCCACCTAATGTTAGATAAATGCCATTACTACAAGTGATGGGTGAATTGTGAACATGGCCCTCCATTTCTTTGTTTGCATCAGTTTGATAATCCTCAATTTCTGTTCCTGTTGCTGCAAGACTATCATATGCAGTTACAGTAAAACTCGCCCCTCCATTTCTGCAAGCAAAGCCAAAATAGAAGCAGGGTCCAGTGTAAACTACTTGACTTGTCGTTAGCTTTCCTGAACTAAGAGCTTTCCAAGACATTTTTATCCTCCAATAATTGAATGACCAGCACCATCAATTATGCGTGAATCTGTATTAGTATAACCAGTCGTGTTTACTCTTATACGTGCCGTTAACGCTGCCAAATCTGCATCTATAACCCCAGCCACTTCTACTTGAGCATTTACATTTGCTGTTATTGCTGCCAAAGTTGCTGCAACTTCACTACTCACCAATACTTCCGCAGCAAGTGAAGCTGTTATAGGTGCGAGTGTTCCTCCTACTTGAGCATTTATATCTCCTGTAGTATTTACATTAATTTTACTGGTTATTGCTTCAAGCGTTCCATCAACAACACCATCAACAAGAACTTCAGCAGACTTTTCAGAAGTAATGGCGGCAAGTGTTCCTGCAACATCTCCATCTACAAGAACTTTAGCAGATTGTTCAGAGGTAATACTAGCAAGTGTCCCGCCAACAGTAACATCTCTATCGTTAAGTGTTTCTACATTAATTTCAGAGGTAATTGCTTCGAGAGTACCAGCAACACTACCATCAACTAAGACTTCGGCAGAGTGTTCAGAAGTGATTGCTGTAAGCGTACCTGCTAAGGCTCCATCAACAAGGACTTCTGCTGATTGCTCACTTGTTATTGCTGCAAGATCACCATCAACAACAGCAGTTCGTTCATTAACAGTAACAGCGTTTATAGAAGCTGTTATTGCTTCAAGCGTTCCTGCTACATCGCCATCAACTAAAACTTCAGCATCTTCAGAACTTGTTATTGCAGCAAGCGTTCCACCAACACTTACACTGCGATCCCCGGCTTCCTCTTCCTCACTAACCCCCAACCTTCGCACGTTGTCGAACATGCAGTAAGGTTCACGGTGGAGGAGGGCTATTTCTGCATCGGTCAATGCTCGATCAAAAAGATAAACAAAACGAATCCGCCCAAGAAAATCTCTATTAAAGGTAACATGGTTGCCGATGTAGAAAGGAGCACTTGATGTTGCCACCGTATTCCCGGCAATAGATGCATCCGCAGATGCTTCGTGCATTCCATCAATGAAATACTGAATGTAGTCAATAGCACCAGACCATCGAAAAGCAACCGAGTATTCCTGCCCCGCTATTAATTGAGACATCGAAAGGTCAGCAAAATCGTCAATTGACCCTGTGTCGGTGACGAAGGCACAGCCAAGTCTATTTGTGTCAGTAATATAAAAAGCAAACTGACCGTTATAGGATTTGTCTGCAATTCGACCAAAACTGTTAGAGCCATCATCCCTGATACCAGCGACAACAGTAATTCCCTCGCTACCCCCAACAAGGTCGTCTGTGCCGCAATCCACTCTGCCGTCTGAGCCAAACTCCAAACTACCGGGTGCCCAACTTGTATTTGTGTTTATACTGCCGTGCAGGAATCCGCTTGCATGATTTTGAAGGTGAGAACCACTACCCTCATTCATCACCCATGCGCCAACCATGCCCTTAACCATCGGATGACTCTTATCAAGCTGCATCCCACGCAGGGGCTTCTGAAATCCAGGCCACCATTGTCTGCGAACTACGGCGGGTTCTTCGGAAACTGCGATCCGTGAACGTGCGAACATTGCGTAAGATTCACGATGGAGCCATTGGATTTCTGCTGTTGAGAGAGCACGATTCCAAATGTAGACTGCATAAATGTTCCCAGGCCATGTATACGTTGATCCGTGGTCTGAGTAGTTACCGATGGTAGTTGTGCCTGTTGTGCCAATATTAGTGGAGTATGCTGCACTGGCTATCGAAACACCATCCAGCCAGATTGAGACGTTCGCGTGGTCGTATCTGCCAACAACATTATAGATTTGATTCGCGTTAATGGCATCGGTATAGCCGCTGGAGTTGGAGTTGTTAATCATGAAGCGGAATTTGTTCTGGTTTGCGTCACCACCGCAACCCACAAACCAGTCTGGGTGCCTACCGACAGCGTGACTGTAGGACGCATTGTCTGTGCGTTTCAGTCTGACAAAAACGGTAATTGCATCAATTATATTGTAATCGTTTGCGGGGTCAACATAATCGCTACCATCGAACGCAAGACTATCTGCTTCCCAAGAAGCGCCCGAAATAGTCCCTTTACCAAAACCACCTACACTATCATGTAACGTTTCTCCACTAAGTTCATTGAAGGCCCAAGCTCTGACCAATCCCCTACTCAACGGATGACTAGGATCAATCAGCGTTCCACGAAGAGGCTTTTGGCTACCAGGGAACCACATTTAGCGGACCCTCCATAGCTTCTTCTTGTACCATCGTTTGCGGTAAGGGCGGGATCGTTGGAACATGCAGTATGGTTCACGGTGTAGCCATGCCATCTCAGCAGGAGTAAGAGCACGGTTCCAAAAGTAGGTGGCATATATGTGCCCATCCCAACTATCAGTCGTTGCGGTAAGATCGCTACAGCCGATAAAACTATTAGCAGTTGCGGTAAGGGTTCCGGTCTGAGCCGTACTACCAATGATGCGCCCCTCGTCTATTCCAAGAAATATATTTGCCCCGTCATATCGGCACCAAATCTTAATGTCCTCGTTTTGGAAATTATCATTTTCTGCCAGTGTTACACTTTTCGACCCCGCAGACGTTTCAACAGTCAATCTATAATCGTCCGTAGAATAGCCATACCACCGAATCCCTGCAATATTCCCCCCATAATTTACACGGAAAACATGAGATGAGTTGAGAGCATCCCTATCAAAACCAGGACGCACAAAAGACCAAACAGTAAAGCTGCCAGTTATCTGAAGAGTGGAACCAACATTGATTCCGTTGCCGATAGTGCCATCAGTGTAGTACCCACCACGATCCCACAAGCTGACCCCAGCAATCGTTTTTAAATCCCGAGAGACAGAATCAAATACCTTGCTTCCACTTCCCTCATTAAAGATATATGCACCAACCAACCCCCTACTCAACGGATGCGAACGATCCAACCCCATTCCCCTCAATGGCTTCTGCCAAGGTGGGTAAGGTGCGCCTTGTTTTACGATTTGAACAGGCATGAAATGAACCTCCTAGAGATCCACTCCATCTGTTCTCATGTTAATATCAACAACATGCAAATCCGTAGTACCGGCTGATCGAACACCTATAGCAAATTCATACACACCAGCCATAACAATAGCACTGAAACTGTTTGCATCATTAGCTGTTTCATGTGTATAAGAATATATGGATTCCGTATCATCATTAGCACCAAGAGAACTTCTTACATATATATTCAAATCATCCGTTGTTCCTGCTCGGTTACAATGAATTTGAACATGTGCCTGTTCACCAGGATTAAGACCTTGGTTTGCTGTCCATTCGATAGCATCAGCCGAATTACCAACAGCATTTGCAGAATGAATTTCACTAATGTTTGTCCATCCCATCTTTTATCCTCCTCTAAGTTACATCACCATGATAACCCCAAAACTTTAATTCCTTTCTGAGCCAATCAGGAGCAACAGCAACAATTGCTGTATATCGTGCTTTGATCACTGCAAGCTTTGTGGCATTGTTAATCTTGGCATCAAACTGGACTGTCTCAACATGTTCATAAACTGTCCCTGCCAAAATTGCCGCATTCTCAGTATCAAAGTTTGTAGCATGTGCAGGAATTTGACTGTCAAAATTATCATTATTCCTTGAATTTCTTTCAACAAGACATGTAGAAAGAGCCGTACCTTGCTGATTGTTTTCACTTGGTACAGCAATATGAAATGCTACCGTTGCTTTGTCTTCTGTTCTATTTAAATCAATGACATGATAATTACTCATAATGTTTCTCCTTAAGGCATTAAGGACACATCACAGCCTGTAGGCGGTTGAGGTGGGATAGTATCTAGCATAGTTTTACAAACCTCATTTGAATTACCAGATTCATTATTTGATGTATCATATGCACGAACTACCCAACAATAAGTTAATCCATCACTAGGTACAGGAGGCAATTCTACAGGTGGAACTACTACATCTGCTGCTGGATTTGTATAATCATACTCTTCCCCTGCCAATCGTTGAAACACTTTATACCCAGCTAAATCAGCTTCGGTGTTCTCATTCCATGTAACCGTCACGGTTACTGCCCAAAGATACATCGCCAAACCGATTAGTCCAAAAGATAATAGCCCTATTACAATGTGTTTTCGCCTCATAATTGCTCTCCTCTACGTTCCTGTAGGAATAGTAAAGTTCGCGCTTGAAATACTAACAACCTGATCTACAGCTATAACAACATTGTCAAACACAACTGTATTACTACCTGTTCCACAATCACCTTCAGCTACCACATTTGCTCCTGAAAGAATTCGTACATGTCCAGCCGAACCGTTTGCTGCACCATTCGCATTAGCAATCGTATCAAGTGTAACAACACCATTTGCAGCAGTATTGTCACCAGCAGCAGGTAATGTATGTGTAACAAGCAATGTTCCACCTGCTGATTCTTCAGGACCGGGGGCCGCACCTGTTCTAGTTTGCATTGTGCAATTACTAAGCAAACCATTCAGTCCCGTATTTGCACACAATAGGTTTTGTGAAAATTCACTTAGAACAAAACTTGCCATTTTATTCCTTCCTTTCTACTTTCATTACCTTTGGCATTGGTATGTCATAGGTAAATTTAAGATTTGCAATCGCCTCATTAAGCGCAACTTCTATTGCTTGCTTACAATGTCTTGTCAATTCTTCTGTAACATCTTTTATGCTTACCACGGGTTTTTCATACTCCACTTCTTTGATCACCGGAACTTCATATGTCCTATTCACATAAACGGGTTTTTCAATCGTTACCTCAACAAATTTTGGAACATTTATATCATAAGGCTTTTCGACAATCTTGAACTGCACCAATTCGCTTATTTGCGGTGTTCCTGGCTTTTCCATCGCCTTTTTTGGTTCTTCAGTCGGTTTCATATTACAATCTCCATTGCTTGATTTGTCGCTTCATCTCTTCACACTTAGTTTCAATTGGTGTCAAGTACTGATGCCACAAGTATGGACCTCCACCTTGAAATCCCCATTGTTCCATATATTTCCTGATAGGAACAAATTTCAATCCATACTTGGCAATATTCCTTGAACAATTGAAATCATCAATCAAGTGATCAGCCGGTATCACTCCACTTACTCGCTCATCCACGGTAGGAGAAATTCTTGCAATAGCCTCTTCCAGTGTTAAATCATCAAGAGGTTTCCAAAGCTCGATGCATAAGCTACTTGCAAGTGTAAACCAATTTCCACTACCGATATGTCTACCATCTCGCTCAAAGAAACGATCTTCTTTCCACCTGATAGGAGCAAAGTCACTGCCATGATGTGCTACGGTATCTTTTGGCAAGAGTACCGTATAATCCATCAAATCGGGATGGAGTAGTGCATCACTATCAATATAAATATTCCAATCGTTTTCCATCTCTTGTGCTAATTCATAAATCTGGAACTTCTCATACACTACAGGCCATCCTTCAAACTTCCTCTTGTCAATAATGACAAATTCTGCTCCAATCTTTTCTGCATACCGCTTGATCAACGGATAAGTAAGTTCAGTAATTTGCGGTGCATAATTATCAATGTTCAACGTAAAAATCGTTTTCTTAATCGCTTTTTCCCACATTCGCTTAATCCTTTCTATGTTCCCAATATTCAGCTATTGGGCTTTCGCATTTAAGGCCAAAATCATCAATCGCCTTTTTTACTTCGGGCATACCCCAATCATGCCCACAAATAATTTTCTTCGCCTTTGGATACCAACACCGCAAATCTAAAAGCACTTCATCGTACATATGCCCTGCATCAATAAAAACCATATCTACCATGTTGTCACCAAACAATATTGATGCATCGTCAGAATACATTTCCATCAGATCAAGATTTGCAAAATCGCCACAATTTTTAAGAAATTCCTCCTTTCCATTTTGACCATGCGTTGCATCAGAACTCTTAGCACTGCCATTGAAATGATCTACACAATGAACAATCCCTTTGCACCCACTAAGCAATGCATGTGCAGATTTACCATGCCAAGAGCCAATCTCGACAATACAATCCATCTCTTGAGCAAGTTTAAAAAGAATTTCACAAAGACTGTTAGATACTGCACTGTTAATACCATTGAGGGGTTGGTATTCAGGCATTGAGTTTCACCCATGTTCCTGATGCTACTGTGCAAATGTAACCATCACTGTTTGTCTTATCCCAACAAAGTGTTCCCACTTTAGCTGCACAATCTGGAGCCGCAGCACTTACAATACATCTGGGCCTTCCCGACTTAATTCGTTGATTACCGCTGAATGATTTCTTGATCATTGCCAACCATGCAGTTGAGGATTGTGATCTTGTAGTTGCCATTTTTAATGCTCCTTAAAGAGAGGGGGCCATCTCTGACCCCCGGCTCAATTTAAAGGTTAAGATCAATCAATGCCCAATGATCGTTTGCGTTGTTCGCAAGGCACTGACCAACAACCACCTCAGTTTCAAATCCACCATTCGCTGCGATAGTTGTTACACAACCGTCTACTGAAGCACTTGCTTTCAAAGCATCACCGTTAACAACTGATACATCAACTTCGACAGCACACGGACCAGTCTTCTGCAACCAAGCGTAGTAGTTTGCAGTTACCGGGAACGTTGCCACACCAACAAGCGCAGATGTCGGCGGGGAAGGATGAACAACCACATCTCTGCCCTTGGCCTTCGTCAGTGATGCCTTAGACGAAGTGGTGAGGTTTGCGCTACGAAGCTTGTCATAAATCGTGATTTCCGCTGCGGTGTTTGCTGTGAATGCACCGTGACTCTTGATCTTGTAAGCCATGCCGTTTGCGGGTCCGGTGTTGATGTGCAAATACCCCTCTGCAAAAGCATTGGCTTCGTTGGAACCAGCGACCGGGGTAACAGGCGTAACACTCACTATCCTGTCACCAACATTAGCAGCAGTCACCGCAAGGTTCGCAACGTTGGCAAGATCAACAACAGGGTTCTGTACAAGATGCCCCGCAGCAAGGTTCGCCGCGCCATTCTTGACGTAGACAAACTCTCGACCATCAGACAGCTTCCTTACCACTCCAAGACGTTGCTTCTGAGTGACACTTTCTTCAAACAACCCCTGAACAAAGCTCTTAGGAGTTTCTTCGATGAACTCTGCAAATCTTTCGTTAGCCATTACATCCTCCATTGGTTAGTGAGGTTCCCCACACCAAATCAATGATGTGGGGGTTTGTTAAGTTGTGTCCTTCCCTTTATTCATTGCCTCTGCAATCGCAACAGCCATCGCCATAGCTACATTTGGCTCTTGCATAGCACTAAGAATCTTCTCAACGGTGTAGCCTTGTTCATCAACATTCCACTGCCGATCTGTGGCAATGTCATCCGTTCTCATGGCTTTGATAATTGCAAGTTTGTTGTTAAGGTTGTCGTCACTAATAGCATTGTTAACAAGCCTATTAGCTTGCATCCTCGTATCCGTGAGGATACCCAACGCAACATTGTCAACATCCTTATCATGGGTGAGTGAGTTTTCAACAAGCCTTTTGAGGTTTACCCCCATTGCTCCACTGAGCAGCTTGAATAACTCATCAGTACCCGTTTCAAAGCTGATTTCCGGTTGAACATCATCTGCACCTTTAGTCTTCTTTGCGCCTTTCGCCTTGCCCATGTCAATCTCCTTTTCGCATACTGCGTTTACTGCATTGCACCGCTACCCTATGCAGTGATACCCGAAAGAACCTTCTGACATACTGCGCGTTTCACAACCATGTTCATTGCACATACGATCTGTGCAACCTTGTCGAACGGCTGATCGGGGATCTGCTTCCAATCAGTCATCTCCATGAAGTATCCTTCGTCACACACCAGCTTCAGGTACTCAGGATTGATGAAGTACATGCTTCCCGAAGGTGCGGAGGGACACCAGATGATGGGCTTGCCCTTGAACTGAATGCTCTCAAACCCTGCATCTGCCATCATGGTGTTCTCAAGGATCTTCATCTCCAAGCAAACATCTTCGTAAAGCTCGAAGACCGTCTGGTTTGTGACGAGAACGATGTCCTTCATCTCTGAACGGGAGTACTTGATGATATCATTCAGACAGGTTCTCATGTCACTG